GTTTACAGCCATCCTTGACTCAAGGACTAGTTCTATTTGTAGTTTCCATAACGGTAATGTATACAAAATTGATGACATGCAGTATCGCCCACCATTGCACTTCAACTGTCGCTCTTCGATGGTACCTGTGCTAAAGAGTAAAGACGAACTTGCTGCTATGTCAGCTTCCGATCGTTTGAAAAAGGGTGAAGTAGCTAAGCTAGACGTTGCTAAGTTCAACGGCAACCCTGCCTCTATCAAAACTTTCACAGAGTTCCTTAAGCGACAGCCTATGGAAATACAAGATAAGCTTCTTGGTGGTAAGACTGCCGCTGACATGTTTAGACAAGGTAAGCTTAAGGCTTCGGAGTTCATTTCCCCAAAAGGGACTGCTCTCAGTATTCAAGCTTTGAGAAGCCGTGCTGCTAACGCAACCGCTGTTTTCCGCCCACGTCAGTCAATGAAGTCCACGGACCTCTCTATCGATGTAAAGCGACCTTCAACCTTAGTCAACAACCCACAATATAAAGCGGAGGTAAAAAACCTTTTCCTCAACGACTCAGACGACTTCAACTCTACTTTAGCCCTGACTAACTATAAAGGTACAAGCCTTGTTGGTAAGCAGGCCTCTCGTAGACGTGTCGGTAATGAGTTTGATGAGCGTAACTTTTCCTCGGACCCTCTTACTGGTGAAGTAAAGAACAACCTTCTCTATGATCCAGACTTCAACCTCTACCAAGAGCGTATTGACTTTATGAGGAACTCAAAAGACCTTACTCCTGATCAGAAAGACTTTATTGAAAGTACTGTTGCTGGCCTTGATGATAAGATTTCTTTGAACCAACAGACAGTTGCTATTGAGAACCTTCGTGTTGTCTTCCAACGTTACAACAACGATAAGAGACCTTGGGATGACCTCGTTTCTGTTATTCGTGCTGAGAACCGCTTTGCTGTCCAAAACGTATCGCGTCTTCTGGACACCCGGTCACGGGCTAGATCACAGATTTTTGTTAGCTACCTGAGTAAAGACACCCCCCAAGTTCAGATTATGGGGAAATACTACAACCTCGCTGACCTGTCTAACGATCAACTCCGAGACCAACGCTTTATCGATGCTTGGCGTCGTACACAAGGAAAGAAACTCGCTGAGAAGGCTTATTTTTCAGGCCGTGCCCCTCTCCGTTCTTACTTCTCTAAGTACCTTATTACAGATAAGCAGGTAAGGAAGTTTAAAGAAGACATGCTGGATAAGATCATTCCTATGAGAAAGGCTTACCGTGATTTCAAAAAGAAGTTCGATCGAGACCCTTCTGACAGCTGGTGGACACAACAAATCTCCAAGCTGAACGAGAAGACCCGTAGAATTCTTGACTATGAGTTTGCAATTCATGCTAAAGCACCTACCTCTAAGATCATTGATCAAAAGGCTCTCGAAGCTATGACAAAGACCTTTAAACTAGTTGCCTCTGGGCAGTCTACTGACTACGATAGCCTCGCTATTAAAATTGGTCAGAGTCTAGCAAACGATATTGGCAGTCTTGTTCCCAGTATTAGTCACACCCTTAAGGACTATCACACAGAGGGTTCCCGCGTACTACAGTATATGAAAGATCAAAACTTGATCCGTATTGGTTTCCGTGGTAAGACCCGTCGTGGTGTTCTCGACCTGGATACTGGGCGTGCGTCCGGTGGTTGGGGTGACACAGTCAGCCGTGAGGTAGTTGTAATTGACAAGACTCTGCTCAAGCTTCAAGAAGCTGAACGCAGGAACACTATTGCTAGACGCCTTGGTGTTGTCAACACAAGAGACCGTCTTTATGTAAAGGCAGGGAAGAAAACCTTTGTTGATGCTCGTGGTAATGAAACTGGTATCCCAATCATCTCAGCTAATCGGTTTGCTGACTTCGATCCAAAGCAGATTGATAGAGATTTTGCCAACATGATGAATCACGTCATGGATGTAGAATACTCTGTTGATGATGAGTTCTTTGACTTTATGGATGACCTTGTGCGCTTTCGAGACCCTCGTGGTAACTCTAAGAAGTATGATGCTCTCAACGAGTTTAGACACGAAATCCTCCAACGTGGTGAACAGGGTTATGGTATGATGGCAACAGCTAAGTATCACAGACTCCGTGGAGCACCGTTTAGAACACAGGTTTTTATTGACTCTCGTGGACGTGTTTATCACCGTGGGTATCTTACCCCGACAGGTGGCGAACTGGTTAGACCTTTCCTTAACTCAGGACGTGCCGTGGCAATGGACGCTCAGGGTGTACGAGAACTTCGTACTCAACTCGGTGCCCTCCTTGGACCCGCTACAGAAGCCTTAACCCAGTCTGGTCGTTTATCTATCTTTAGACGTAATGAAGCTAAGCTACTTGAGCTTGGTCGTATTATGCAAGCCAAAACCCAGAGAGACAGACGTCTTCGTGAGTTCCTTGAACACCCGCTTATGCAGGGGTTAGAAGGAGCAGAGGTTGGTAAACTTGCGCGTATGTCTCTTGAGTATGCTCGTATCTATGATGCAGTTGATGGTGACTTCAATAACTTGAAGAAACTGGCAGCTTACAAGACAAAGCTTATGATCGAGAATGACGCCTCTTCTAGTGGTGCTCAGATTATTGCTCTCTCAACAGGTGACCGCTCTATTGCCCAAGCATCAAACGTTCTTGCTACTACAAAGAAGAACCGTCTGTATGACCTTGTTGCTATGGACACAATCAACGATCCAGAGTTTAAGACTATTGCTTCTCTTCGGAATGCAAACCTGACTTGGGAAGACCTCGCTAAAGCCGCGAAAGCGCAGAACATAATGTAAATCGTGTTCTCTAAACTCTGTGAATTCAGGGAAAACCTAAACAGGTAATGCTGTAGACAATCCTGAGCGAAGCCCCGAAAGGGGAACGTGCAACGACTATCCGAAAGGAGTACATCTGAATGTTAGATGGAAGCGCAGAGCGCCCGAAAAGGGTGATGATATAGTCTGATCTACATGGAAACATGTAGCAGTATAATAACCTAACTAAAGGAACTCCAATGAACTACGAAAAGGCTTATTTGAACTTGCTTAAAAAGCATGGGTCTGAGCATAAACCGAAAGGTTATTCTGAACGCCACCACATTTTACCAAAGTGTATGGGAGGCTCAGATGAAAACGAC